CCCAGCTGAGCGGCGTCAGCGCGATCGCCATGACCGGGGCGACGGCCCCGGCGAGCGCGCTGACCGAGCGGCGCGGCGGCATGCGGTCCGGGAAGACGGGCTCCCAGCTCGACACCGTCGGCGTGACCGCCGCCTCGGCGAAGATGCCGACGCCGGTCCCGTGCGAGTCGGTCCCCGCCGTCGTCGTGAACGTCGCCGCGACGTTCCCCGTCGCCGTGACCCGCTTGTCCTCCGGGCGCCCGAGGCAGGTGTTGGTGCTCCACACGCCGGTGCGCGACGTGAACCCGGTCCCCGCAGTCGGCGTCGCGTTGGTGAAGATGTCGATCGAGAAGCCCCAGACGAGCGCCGGCTGGCTGGTCGCGTTGGCGTTGCCAGAGCTGACGGCGTCGGTGCCCGTGCCCGGGGTGGCCTGCTCCTGGCGTGCGCCGTTGAGGAACGAGCCCGACGTCGCGATGCCGCTGTACTCGGCGACGTAGATCGTGCGGAAGCGCGTCGCCGCGTTCGAGAACGTCGCCGTGAACGTCGTCGCGCCGCCCTTGCAGTTCTCGGCGAAGTACCAGGCGCAGCGCTGGTCCGACCCCGGGCCTGTTACGAGATCGGTGGCGATCTGCGTGAACGTGTTGTGGACGCCGAGGTTGTCCGAGAGCGCGATCGACGTGGTGTCGAGCTGGTCCGCCGAGATGCAGAACACGAGCAGGTTGCCCGCGGTCGGCGTGAGCGTGACGGTGATCGTCTGCGCGCCGGCGGCGGCGTCGTTCGCGTTCTGTTGGACGAATGCGTAGGCCATGGCTTCACCCGGGGGACCCCGCCGGGGATGCCTCGGCTACACTCCGATGCTCTTGAGCAGCTGGTCGCGGCGCTCCATCTGCTGGAGCTTCCTCTCGAAGGGCACGCACTCTCCCTTGTCGGCGCACGGCCCGCAGGTCGGCTGCATGCACATGCGACAGAAACCGCCTGGATCGTCGTCGGGGCACGGGTTAGCCGGGTCCCCGGCGTCGAAGCCTCGGCGCACCGCTCCGGGCTTCAGGAACACGATCCGCTGGCAGTGGCAGCACGTGACCGTGTCGAACTCGCGCGTAGGCGCGTCCGGGTCGACGATGATCGCGTACCCCTGCGGCTTCAGCACGACGAGGAGCCTACTGCTCCTCGAACCACGCCTGCGAGGTGCAGGTGACCAGCGCGGCGGTCGGGGTGCGGAACGCCAGGCCGTTGCTCGCGGTCGCCGGGATGACCAGCTCCTTCCCGGGGGCCGGCACCCACCGGAAGCTCGCGCGCTGGTTGAGGCCGATGGAGGCCAGGATCGCGTTCGCGGTCAGCGTCGGGTCGGCCGAGTGAGCCTGGCCGCAGACCGTCGTCGCGGCCTGGGTGTCGCCGGGGTCGATCGACTGAGGGGTGACCGACGAGCCGGCCGTCCCCGCCGTCGTGCAGCGCTGGATCTGCCACAGGAAGTTGCCGTCGGCGGGCGCCGCCTCGCCGGCGCCGAACACCCAGTCGGAGAGCTTGTAGCGGCGCGGGTTGGAGGCCGCTGCGGTGAGCGCGCCCACCGAGAGCGTCGTCGATGCGGTCCTGGTCATGGCGGCGGCGAAGTTGGCGCACATGTCGATCCCCTTTGGTCAGTCGAGAGAGCCTGTGAACAGCATACAGGGTCGCCCGCGTCCGCACAATTCACGTTCCGGGGGGACCGCTAGCCGCTCGTCGCGATTATGCCGACGTAGGTGCGCCGGAGCTGCCCGATCTCGCCCGCGCTGCCCGGCCTGGGGTCGACGCCGAGGGCCGGGCCGGGCAGTCCGAGGTCGACCCTGTAGGCGTCGACGCGCGCCTTGAACGCGGGCAGCTGGCGGGCGATCGACTGCGACATCCCGTCGATGCCGAGGCTCGACGATGCGACGCCGATCGGGCCGACGAGGTCGGCGAAGATCGTGAAGATCTCGATGCACGCCAGCTTGCAGATCGCGGTGACGACCTCCCGAGGGACGGCGGTCGGCTTGAACCCCGAGACGTAGTCGACCTCCCACAGCTGCGGGAGGTACGACAGGCCCGCGAAGATGAACGGCAGGTAGCCGTTGCCGCCGCCCAGCATCACCTGGGCGAGGGACCCGCTCGTCGGCACCAGGTGGAACTGGCTGTGCTCGACGGTCAGGCGCACCCACTCCGACGGGAACACCTGGATCGTCTGCCCGGTCGGGTACACCGCGCGGACCTGGGACACGCTCTGGCAGGGCAGCCTGTACAGCTGCACGTACGCGTAGTTCAGGTAGTCCTCGACCTGGTAGTCGTGCTTCTCGCCGACGATGTTGCGCTCCAGCACGTCGAACCCGCCGACGACCTCGAGCTTGGTGATCGCGTCCGCGATCTTGCCCTCGTAGAACTCCGGCGGGAGCTGCTGGCCGTCGTTGCCCGCGAAGTCGAACCCGATGAGGTAGTTGTCCTTGAGGTACTTCGCGGTCAGGTCGTCGAGCGACAGCAGCGCGCTGAAGCGCGACGGCGTCTGCCGCACCACCCCGGTCGCGGTGGCGGGGACGCTCGTCGCGCCCTTCGGGGCCGAGTCCATGGCCGGAGCTTACTACTTCTTGCCGTCCGACTTCTTGTCGGGCTTCTTGGTGGCCACGGACTTGAGGTAGGAGGTGTGGTCTTCGAGGAGCCACGAGAACGGCTTGATGTCCCGGAGCATCTGCACCTCGCCCTCGGGGAGCTCCAGCTCGGCCAGGCCGTCCCTGTCGAACACCACGTCGCCCCACCGGGTGTTGACGGTCTCCCCTCGGTGGTCGAGGCACCGGAGCTTCGCCGTCACCATCACCGTCTTCGGCGCGGGCGGCGCCTCGCTGCTGTCGCTGTTCGCCATGCTGTCCTCCTGGGTACAGAACGCGCTCCTCGCGCAGCGGGGCGCCGCGTCTCAGATCGGGAGAAGGCGCGGCGTTTGATGAGCGGGGGTCCCCGCCGCGCGAGGAGCGCGCGGACTACTCGTCGCCGACGTTGTCGAAGATGACGAACTTGCGCGTCGCGTACACCACCGGCATCCCGTACAGGAGCATCGCCCAGCGGATGCTGAGCGCGATCGTCGCGAGCGGGATCTTCATCATCGGCGCCAGCTGCCGGAAGCTGATCGCCTGCAGGTTCATCTGCTTCAGGTAGGCGCGCGACGTGTTCGGCAGGAACCTGTTCAGGTCGACGAACGTGGTCGTCGCCGCGCCGGCGATGCGGGGCACCTGTGTCAGGTACTGCTCGGTGCCGGCGGCGCCGCCGACCGTCGGGCAGCGGTAGATGTTGTACCCGGTGGTCACGTCCGACGAGTCGGCGTTGTTCGTGATCGTCAGGGTGATCGTGTCGCCCGCGGCGTTGATCGCCGCGGTCGCCGCCGTGCTCGCCGCCGACTCGCCGAAGCGGTTGACCGACGTGACCCGGTAGCGCCACGTGCCGACGTCGCCGGTGCCGAACAGCGACGCGGTCACCGGGCCGGCGTTGTTCGCTGCCGCGAGGCTCGGGTTGACCGGGGCGCGGACGGCGTTGGAGGCGCCCGGCGGCGCCTTCACCGAGTTGTTCTTGCCCGACCTGAGGAAGATGTTGCCCTTCAGGTTGATGAGGCCGGCCTGAGTCCTCACCCGGTTGACCGACATGCCGACGATGCCGTCGACCGGCGCGGGCATGTTGAACCGCTCGCGCGGGTAGAACTGCTTGACCATCGACGACAGCGCCTTGGGCGCGGCGTAGAGGTCGGTCGGCACGCCGTAGTTCTCGATGACGCGGTTGGTGGCGTCCTCGATGTTGTCCTCGGTCAGGATGCCGCCGCGGAGGTCGATGATCGCCACGCTGGCCGCGCTCGTGTCGCTGCGGATCTGCTGGTCGAGGCCGTCCCACGCCTCGGCGATGACGTCGCTCCGGCCGGTGTACAGCGCGCGCTCGACGCGCTCGAGGATCCAGATGCCACCGTTCTGCGTCTCCTGCGCCACGACGTTGCCGTGGGCGGGGCGGACGAGCGTCGTCGGGTGGTCGACCTCGCGCTGCGTGGTCACGTACTTCACGAGCGCGGTCCGGCGCTCGTAGCTCGCGTCCTGCACCTGCGGCAGCTCGCCGGCGCGGGTGAACATGCCGCCCTCCGAGCCGTAGCTCGTCTGGACGTTGTACTCCTCGACCGTGCTGAAGGCCGGGAGCTTCGGGATGTCGCGCCAGAACTGGATGTGGCCCTGCGTGAACGTCAGGATGCGGAGCGTCTGCTCCAGCGACTCGACGCGCAGCGCGTTCGACCCGGAGACCGGCGGGTTCTGGTACCCGGCGCTGAGCGCCTTGCTCAGCTCGTCGACTTCGACCTGGGCGAGCTGGCCGAATCCGTTGTAGCCCTCGTAGTCCTTCATGCTGATCATGGCGGTGCGCCTCCTTCCTACTTGATGAGATCGTTGGCGATGGCCTTGCGCACCGCGGACGGCAGCATCGCCGGGTCGTAGCGGTCGGCCTCAAACGCGATCGGGACGTTGGGGTCGAGCTGGTTGGCCGCGGACTTCCTGAACAGCCAGTCGTTGATCGCCTGGGTCCCGAGCTCGCGGAGCTCCTCGACGTAGTCGTCGGACCCGGCGGCCAGGCGCTGGTCGGCGTTGGTCTGCGACGGTCCGCCCCACGGCGGCTGGTTGACCTCTGCCTTGGAGAGGATGGCCTTGCCGCGGACCCCGCCCGGCACCGGCTGCGCGGCGATGGACTTGACCATGTCGACCATCCCGAGCAGGTCTTCCTGGACGGTGGTCCCGATCGCCGCGACCGCCTTCGCGAGGCGGATGTTGAACTGCTGCTGGGGTCCGAAGCTCTTCGCGACGGTCTCGTCGATGCGGGCGGTGATCCGTCCCTCCATCTCGGCGAGCGCTGCGGCGAACGACTTGGCCAGCGAGTCCTTGACGTGCAGGAGCGCCAGGCTCAGCTGGTCGGTCATGTGCTCGAGGAAGTCGTTGACGAGCATGCCCTTCCGCATCGTCTCGTCGGCCTCCGCCATGTCGCGGAACGACTTCTCGGCGCCGTCGTCGTCATCGTCTTCGCTGCTCGCCGAGCTCGCTGCCTTGCTCACCTTCTTCTTGTCCTTGCCCTTCTTGGGAGGAGGCGGCGGGCCGTCGTCATCATCGTCGTCATCCGAGTCGCTGTCATCGTCGTCCGACGACGCGGAGCTCGACGACGCGTTCCCGAACGGGTTGCCGCCGCGCGACTTCTTGGTCTGCTCGCCGCGGCCCTTGGGCGCGGCGTCGGAGAGCGGCTCGCCCTCGGTCGACAGCCCGCCCTCGGGGTCCTGCTCCGCCAGGGCGTCGCCCTTCGCGACGTCCTCCAGGTCGGCGAGCGCCTTGAGCAGCTTGCTCTCTGGGATCCGGTCCTTCTTGTCCTTCGGCATCTTCGGTCTCCCGGATCACGAGTAGTAGAGGAGGACGCCGGCGACGTTGGTGTTCGTGATCGAGTACACCGCGACGCCGTTGCGGCTGACGACCGCGGGCGCCGCGTTGCTGACCGCGATCACGTCGCCCGGCTCGACGTTCAGCTGGAAGTCGTCGGAGGTCGGGCCGGCCGCGTCGCTGTACACGGCGTAGATCGCCCCTCCGACGCCCTGGCGCTTGGTGTCGAAGAGGGTGGCCGGCGAGAGGCCGGACGAGATGCCGGCGGGGGACGCCACCTGGATCGTGTCCGGGATGGTGAGCGACTCGTTCCGGTTCACCTTCGCCAGCGTCACGTTCGCGAAGTTCGGGATGACGTTGTTCTGACCCATCGTTTGCTCCTGGGCTTAGATTCCTGCCGGGCTGTCGGCGATCGCGGTGAAAGAGACGCTGACCGCGGCGGTCGCCGCGATTAGGGTGGTGGTGCCGGCGGCGGTCGCCTTCCAGGTGAAGATCGTGAACGTGCCGGGCTGGGTCCCGTACGCCCACGTGACGACGGAGGCCGCGTTCGCGTTCGCCGCCGTCGAGCCGTTGAGCGACACGTTCGGGACGAAGTTGTTGTGGTTGAGGCCGAGGTCGACCAGCAGCGACCCGGTCACCGACACGATGCCCGAGTGGAGGAGCTCGTTCTGCAAGCTCTGCCAGGGGCGCGGCGACGATGTGTTCCTGTCCTTGGGCATCTCCGTCTCCTCCTAGCGGTTCATCGCGAAGCGAACGACGCGCTCGCACGCGCCCTTGCTGATGTTCGGGTGGATCCTCCGCACGCGGTCGACCGCCTCCTCGAAGCTGAGGATCACGTTGCGCTGGATGACGATGTTGTTCACACCCTGCTCTACTAAACTGGCCCCCCGACTCTGCACCATC